TGCAGAAATGACCTCGCCCACATCCTTTGACTGGATGTGAACTAATACTCTGCAGCAAATGCTGTAAAGTACAGGCGAGATGTCTGACTCTTAAATTTTTGACCTAGCTAAAATGCTCGAGACGAATCTCGAGGTAAAATACCAGGATTAAAACTAAAAAGTTAGATTCATCTCACCCTTCGCTAAAAGGGTACTACCGGGTCAACCGGTAGATTTATCAGGGTTTATACATCCTGACGAACGATTCTCGTAAACAAAATTCAGAACCACTCCCGAGAATCTTACGATACTAGAGTGGTAATTTAAAATAAAATATGGGCGACTACAATATGTACAAAAAAGAAGTCTAAAATGCGCCCAAGGTATACTAATAACAAATAAAAACACCTATGCAATATATGCAATTGTAATATGTACAAAATAAAAAATAAGACTTCAAAAATGTCTCACCCTTCCCATTTCAAAGTATACTGATAATAAATGGGTACACCTGTGAAGAAAAACAATGCAAAATCCTCTCCAACAGCGTCATGCTGCTGATAGAGTGTTGAATGAACAATTGTGTTCTCATAATCCACAGGCTCATAAATGTCCGTAGTCTCCACGTTATGACTATTGACCTCCAATGCTTGCGATTGAACAGTTCTCGCAGCAGAAAAACGAAGAGGCCTATAATAAGGCAACTCCACTTCAATGGTGTTGTTGATACCAATATTGGTGGCAACGGTTCCATTACCTGTGGAAGATCCCCAGTGCGATGTCAAATATTTTTGAATTGGAACACGCCCTGAGGATAATGGTATAGTTCCCGCAGTATTGAGAAACGCACCATTCTTGACCGAATATTGACTGTCACGTATGACCAATGGAGTTCCAAAATTTGGTTTGCCATGAACGGGCGGAGTAAAGAAATATTTTTTCCTATACGCTCCTCTCATTCCAGCAAAGGATGGTGTAAACCATGAACTATAAGCTGTAGGGCCATAAGTCGCGTTATCACCATCATCTGTGGTGTCAATACCCTGAGGATCATAACCAGTATAATAAGGCATGTTTTTGTTCCTCAACTGATTGACCTTCAACGTATTTTGTATTGCTGGAGGTGGATACCAAAAACGTGTGAAAGTGTATCGTTTGCACAATTCACGAATGGAACTAGGTGGATCACCATAATACACCAAATATGTGGCATCCTCTGGGTCACTCTTGCTCGCAATCTCCAAGACCTCCCCAGATGCAGTCGGTTTGTCGGACATAGTGAGATCACCAGTCTCAACATTTGGTTTTCCCGACTGAGAAATCAAATGTGATGGCTCATCTTCCAATTCATCAACCATCCGCTCAACATCCGGCGGTGGAAACAAATGGTACCCTTCAAGAGTTTTATTTCTGGGACCCGCGAATTTAAAATCATCGCACGCAGACACAAAAACATTAACTGAAATAGGGGAATTGACGGTCGGTGATACAAGATCATTAATCACGGCTAATTCCAATATGCCATTGCCTTGACCATCGAAGGTTGCCAAACGTTGAGAATCAGAAAAATTGGAACCTGTACTATAAGGGTTCCCACATAATTTCCACGGTTCCGCTTGGCCCCATCCAACAACGACTTCAAAATCATCTGTTTCGGCAATGTCCACAACTCGCGAATAGTTTGTGTTGTAATTGACATCAGATGTAAGCGCATTAGGGTCCCAACGAACAAGAATACGACCTTTGTGAAAATCACTCTTAACGATCTGAAATCTAAACTTGAGTGATCCTTGCCATTGTTCAAAGACTGCAGCCATATGGGCTAACGGAGTCATGTGGATCTCACCATTCACGTTATCCAATTGCATTGGCAAAACGCGAGTGTTCCACAACAATTCATCTGGCGAATTTCCTGTCGTCCACGTAAAAGATGTCAAATATGATTCTCTCTTGACATAATCCAGAATTCCCATTTCATCAGTTCCATCCAATCCTACAGTGCGTGAATCAACAGTTAATTCAGCTTTGCTATCCAAAGTCAACTTAATGGCTGCATCAGCCGCATCAGTGTTAGCCAACAATCCAGTGGGAAGAGGTTTAAATTGTTGGATATCAGTCACTACATTTGGTCGACTATAACCAAACAAACTGGCAACTTTGCTCGTAGCATTAGCACCAAT